TTAGCTCCATTTCTTCCTGTAATGATAGGAACAGAAAGTTTCAATTCTCCTGAATCTATCATATTGAAAAACTCTTCAACAGTATATTTTTTGCTTTTATCAAACATAAATATCTATTTATATATATGAAATATCTATTTAAATTATAGTGTTCTTGCGAATGCTGAATTTGACCAATGCCAGGGCATTGATGCTTGATACAGGTATGTCTTTGGGGTCGTGGTGTGGATTATAACTAACCAGTTTTACATATCCGTCTTTTTCTGAATGATTTATGTATTTGACAGTCAGGAAATCGTCGCCTTCGATATCGAAGGAAATGAGGTACATCTCGCCATAGATCACGTTGTCGAAATTGTGTATTTCCTTGTAGGCGATTATATCTCCTGACTTTAATATAGGATACATACTGTCTCCCCGGACGTAGATCGCGCCATCGCATCTGGGAATATCGGGGATACTTATTTGCCCCAGTATATTCTGATCTTTATTGACAAACAGTGTTTTAAGATTGGCGGCTGCTTCTACATCGTAGAGGTTGATGGATTGCTGATCGATTATTTTCTCAGGAACTTTGGGATGACTTAACATTTGAATAGCCGGAACCTCCTCTTTTAACATCGATCCACGACCTGTCAGAAGCCAATCAGGATTAATATCATCATATATGGTCAAAATTTTCGCCAGCTTATCTCCTCCTAGCTCACTTTGAGCACCTTTCCCTTTAAAATTTGATGAGGATATTCCTGTGGATGAAAAAAAATCATCCTTTTTAATTCCTTTATAATCAATATAAATCCATATTCTTTCTTTTATAGGTGAAAAAATTTTGTCCATAATATTTTGTATAGTCTAAATTTTGTCTTAATATTGCAGCATAAACAAACTATGACCGCGCCTCAAAGATACTGAAGTAGGTCGAAAAAAACAAGAATTGAATATGAGACGATATTATTTTCAACTAACTGATGCCCATTACAACGATCTGGGCGCATTTATTCCGGACGGATCAAATAAGCAAGCCGCCATTAATCGCGCCAAGCGTTGGATGAAAGAAAACGGAGTAGAAGCTGCTGTGCTTGCAGTAAACAGTATGGCAACCGATAACCTGCTCGATGTGATTGACATAGAATTAAACTAAATAGTATTATGAAACGGAGAATAGTAGTAGAATATGGTGAGGTTAGGCGTATTGCCCACCTGATGAATTGTACGCCGGAGTTTGTTTCTCGCTGTTTGTCATTTAGCAAAGATACCAAGTTGGCGAAAGCTGTGAGGAAAATGGCCATTATGCGAGGTGGTGTAGAGATAGGTGCAGAAGAAGAAAGTACAAATCAATTAAATCAATAAATCATGGAAACAAAAATGCAAGTTTTTTACAACGAAGAATCGAATGTAAACATTCGTATGGAAGAGATCAACAACCAGGCATGGTTTATCGCAAAAGACGTATGTACGGCTTTGGAACTTTCAGAAGTTAGTAACACAGTCAAGCGATTAGATGATGACGAAAAGCTGACACGAACAGTATTCGTATCAGGTCAGGGCCGAGAAATGTGGTTTATTAATGAGTCTGGTCTTTACAACTTGATCTTCCAATCCCGCAAGCCTGAGGCCCGTGCCTTCCGTAAATGGGTAACAAACGAAGTTCTTCCATCGATCCGCAGAACCGGAGCATACGGAGTGGAACAGCAGGAGCGCAAACGCCTACCCCTACCGAAATACCGCCCGTTCTTTGACGAATGGAAACAACGGGTACGTCCGTATATCAGCCGTGACGAACTGGAAGGTGTTGCTGTGGACTGTGGTGTAACGCTATATCATGTACAGAAGGTGTATGCAGGTACATCTATAAGCGCACCGGTTACACGCATCATTACGGAATATGCCCAGAAGAACCGGAGGCATGACGTGATCTATCCAGAACAGAAGCCGGTGCATGAACAGATGTGTATTGATTGGGATAAGTAAGACAGTAATGGATAATGAACATTTAAAACGGATTTAAAGATGATTACAAAAAAGACAGAACCCATTATTGAGTACGAAGAAGAAACAGAAACTTTTATCGTGATTGGTACAAAAGTAGAATACCGGTTGTTTGGTATTCTACTTTATAAAAAGACTTTCTTAAGTCCGGAAGCATTCGGGATTAAAGAATACAACTATCAGATTTGTATTTGATCGATGATCTCTTTGACTCATAATAATTCATTTTAAAGTTGATTCCTACAAAGGTAGGCAAAAAACCGAGACCTAGACTATTCCCGCCAAGAAAGCCAACGACTTGCAGATACCGGAGCGAGACCGGGGCGGGAGCAGATAATAACAATAAAACTGATTGAATATGGTCAATAAAAGGAATTACAAAGAACTTAGTTATGAACCATTTTCCAAGCTAGGGTATCATTTCCCGGTATTGGTATGGACGGGCAAGGACGATGAAGAATGCCGCCCGGTGTTCAAGACTGTGATGGCAGAGGCTCCTGCCAAAGTAAACAAGTCGGGTTATGACGTATGGGGAATCGTTGGTTTTGACGCCGTGAGCGGAGAATCGGAATGGTATGAGTACAACCATTGCGTCTCGCTGGAAGACTTCGGCGTACTGGACAAGATGCTGGCTACGCGATACAGCTGGATGCAGCATATCAGCGGAATGAAAGAAGAGACGAAACTACTTGCCAAAGCACAATGGAAGGAGGGCGTATGAAAACGAAAATCATATTCTGGGGATGGATGATCAGCTGGCTGCTGATGATGGCCGGGATCGGAACTTTGTGTGATGCTTCGGAGAAGGGAAACGCATCGCAGTGGATCATCGGATTTGTCTTGATAGGCGTCTGGTTTGTGTTCTCGATGCTGATCAACGATCATAAAGACGAATGCCTGACGTATCTGAACGAACTGGAGAAGAAGATCGACAATTTGCTCACTTGATATAACTGAACACTGACCCTTACACCCGCCAGGAAAGCCAACGACTTGCATATCCGGAGCGAGACCGGAGGCGGGACAATAGAATAAGAAAGAAATGAAATATCACGAAAACATATTGTGCATCAGTTATGCGGAGCTAACCGACGGAGACCCGAATGACGCGAACGAGAGCATGAGACCGATTATATCGGCATCGAACTTGCAGTATCTGGTTCAACGCAGACAGATACGTGTTGTTCGCCGCGGGTGCTTCGGACAATCCGCCCTGTATGCCTACAACTCACTGCCGGAGAAATACCGTGATAAGGTAGTTGACAAATATGGCGATGTGGAGAAGAAGGCCACACGCAGCAGCCTGAGAGATATCTTTGAGCGCGACATGCGTGCAGAGAACTTCTATCAGACCTATACTACCGACGGACATACCCACCTGACTCCGGAAACCATCAAGCTCTATGTAAATAACGCATCGGCCCTGAATGCCGTGATTGATCTGTATGCTCGCCGAGTAGCCGCTATCAAGCTGCGTAACGGAAGCTGCGGACGTGTGATGGGCGAAATATGCGACGAACTGAGCCTTATACAGGCAGAACTGGGTTGCAAACTACCGAAGAACAGCCAATCGTTCCGTCGCGTACTTGACCGGTACCGGAAAGAAGGCTACGCGTCGCTGATATCCAAGAAGCTTGGAAACTCGAATGCAGACAAGACATCGAGCAAGGAGCGAAAAGCATTGATGGATGAGCTGTGTGGTGACGGGCGTAACCTGAATAATGAAACAGTAGCCATGCTATACAATACTGTAGCTGCCAAATTAGGATGGTCAACCGTAACAGCTGCTACTGTAGGAAATTTCAGGAGAAGATATACAGAAACCTTTGCCGGCAGATACGGATCGAGAGCTTACAAGAACGAGCAACATATGCTTATACAACGAAGCGCTCCAACTGCACCCATGTTTTATTGGACTGCTGACGGATGGGATGTCGAGCTGCTGTATCAGAAAACACTGGTTAATCCGGAAGGAAGAAGCGTAACCACGTATCACAACCGGCCTACGGTGGTCATGGTGATTGATCCATTCAATAAATACATCATCGGGTATGCAATCGGGACACACGAAACTCCTGAACTGATCCGTGCTGCTTTCCGGAATGCCTTTGAACATGTATTTGAACTGTTTGGCGATTATTACCGTCCCTGGCAGATACAGACAGACAATTACGAGAAGAAGACGCTGACCGATTTCTACTCTGCCTTGACTCATTATTATACACCGGCGGAGCAAGGAAACGCGAAAGCCAAGATTATAGAGCCCTTCTTCAACTGGTTTAACCAGCAGTATTGCCGATTATGTCCAAACACATCTGGTGTCGGCGTAAAAGGACGGCGGAAAAACCAGGTAAGCGATGACTGGATCAAAAATCACAAGAAAGACTTTCCGGACTATGAAGGTGTAGTCAACCAGCTGGCGTCGCTGATCGAAATGGACCGGAAGATCAAGGTTGACAAATATCTGGAAGGCTGGAAATCGTTGTCTGAAGACCGGAAGCTGTCCTTCCCTCGCATCAACTGGCTATCCACCTTTGGGGAGCTGGCACAACCGCGCAAGATGCAACCGATGGGCATACAGCTACAATTGAACGGCATTATTCGCTGGTATGACACTGATGACCGTGATTTCAGAAATTACGGACACAAGACCTGGTACGTACGGTATGACCCGAACGATATGAGCAGTGTGCTGGCTGTGGTGAATGTAGGAACCCAGAAGAAACCGCTTGAGGGGACTATCCGATTCCTGCTGGAAGAAAAACAAGCACAACCCATGGCTCTTGCCGACCGAAAAGAAGGAGATATTGACAATTTGATGCGTATCCGACAATTCAATCGGGAAATGGACCAAGAGGTTATCCGCAAACGATCGGAATCGGCAGAAACCGTTCGCGCCCTGTTTGAAGGCAACCGGGAACTGCTGGAAGACACCCTTACAGCCCATGTCATCACAGACAGTCTTGGCCAGCACAAGAACCAGCGCAACTCACTGCGGGCAGCGACAGCACCCAAAGCCGTTGCACCGGTAAAGCAGGAAGAACCGGAAGAAGCAGAAGAATATACTATCGATATAGACGAAAATGATTTTTTAAATGACTTTTAAATATAAGACGTATGAACAGGAACAGACTTATGCAGCATGTAAATGATTGGATTACCCGACTGGGCAGCCAGAGTAAAGTTGCAGAAAAAATAGGCGTGAGCGTTACTTCCCTTAGTTTATGGCTAAACGGAAAGTATGGAGCAGATACAGGCAAGATGGATGCCAAGATAGCCGCCTCGCTGAATTACCAGGAAGACGGATGGCAGGTAGTCACCACCATCAGTAACTATCGGAAGATTGAGTTCGTGTGCCGAAGCTGTAAAGAGGAAGCCATGTGGATGGCCATCAGCAATAAAGCCGGAAGCGGAAAGACACAGACGCTGGAGCATATCTTCAACAGTGACCTTAGCGGATCAATCATCTTTATCCAGGCGGAAGAATGGAATGCCCGTCAATTCCTGCTAGAACTTGCAGAACGCACCTGCGGCGTACCCAAGCGGAGTTATACAGACATACCTACCCTGATCAAGATGATAACAGAATACTTGAACCGCCTGTCGGCCGACAAGCCCCTTCTTATCATAGACGAAGCCGACAAGCTGCGTCCTGCCGCCCTTAGAAAGCTGATTCCGATATATAACCGTACCGAACACCGTATGGGATGCGTGCTTGCCGGCACGGAGAACCTGCATAAAGAGATCGCTCGCGGCGTTCGTAACAACCTGAAGGGATACGATGAGATAGACAGCCGTCTGGGACGATCATTCATCGATCTGCCAGGAGCCACCGAGCAAGAAGTACGAGACATCTGCCTTGCCAACCATTTGGATACAGACTCGGCAGACCGCGTATGGAGCGAAGTTGACAAGGTGAAGAAGATTGTCAAGACCCGCGGCAAAAACAAAGGAGAAGTACGCGAGAAGTCTGTATTCATCTGCGAAGACCTGCGCCGCCTGATGCGCTTAGTGAAGAGAGAACAGTTAGCACACAAACTCAATAATCTATAATCATATGGCCAAGACACTTGGAGTAGAACAATTCTTGCAAGCACGCAAGAAAGTAATGCCTTTTGAAGGCTCCTGGCGTGCAGCCTTCGGTTGCCCCGCCTATTCCGGTACCTGGATTGTATGGGGAATGTCGGGATCAGGAAAGACTCGGTTTGCCCTACAGCTCATCAAAGAGCTAACCAAGTTCGGAAGATGCGCCTACGACAGTCTGGAAGAGGGCGACAGCCTGTCGATGCAACGAGGATTTATTGATGTCAACATGATGGAAGTGTCACGGCGTATTGTTCTGTTGGATCGGATGCCGATCCATGAGCTGATCGAATACCTGAAGAAACGGAAATCGCCCCAGTTCGTCGTCATCGATTCGCTACAATACACCGGCATGACCTATAAGGACTATCTGCGAATGAAGTCGGAACTACCCAACAAGCTGCTGATATTCATCTCGCACGCACTGGGAAAAGAACCCAAGGGGTCGGCGGCACAGTCAATCCGATACGATTGCGACTGCAAGATACGCGTAGAAGGATTCCGTGCCCTGGTTGCCAGCCGATTTGCGGAAGGAATACCAGAGCCCTACACTATTTGGGAAGAAGGCGCAAGCCTGTATTGGGGGAATAAATCAGAAAATGAGGAGGAATAAGATATGGAAAAGAAAAAAAACAAACACGCCCGGTTTTACAAGCTCATCCAGCAGCTGCCGGACTACGACCCAAAATACCGGGATGTGATCAAAGAAAGCATCGTACATGAATACAGCCTTGGAACCACCACCAGCCTGACAGAGCTATACGAGAAGAAGCCCAAGACTTACAGCTATATGCTTGAGATGCTTCAGAAGAAAGTAGGCAAAAAGGTGTATAAAGACGAACAAGACACTGCCAGGAAAAGGCTGATAGCCGCTATCGGGGCCAATCTGGACAAGCAGGGATATTCGTATGACAGCCAAGATCAAAAGCTGGAATACATCAAACGCATCGCCTGCCGGGCTGCCAACAGCAATGAGTTTAACCAGATACCCCTGTCTAGGCTTCGAGCCCTATATAATATGTATATCCGGCAAAACAAGGTGCTGGACAATGCGCTTAACCTGAACATCAACCGGAATTGACATGGCACTGAAGAAAATAGCCGATCTGCAAGAAGAGATCGTTGAAAAAGGAAAGCGCATTAACCGCCGTATCGAGAAGATCCAATCGGATATCGACTTTATGGTTGATATCATGATGACCAAACCCTACGAAGAGATGGCTGCCCACCGCAAGCTGCTCCAAGAATGGGAAAAAGAGATAGAAGAATTAAAGAAAGCCGTTGAGTTCCTTCGTAAAGAATGGATGCGGCTGGAATCATTTAAACACAATTAAATAATTACGTATCATGGAAGAAAAGAAAATTGACCTGTCGCAATTGAGCGAAGAAGAATTGAAAGAAGTATTGGCCAACGCACGTGCCGAGCAGAAACGCCGTAACATTCAGAACCGTGAAGCTTACGAATCGATCCGCGCTGAAGTAGTGGGACGTGTAGAACAAAAGGTGCGATCCGTACGCGAAGAAGTAAGCGGACTACATAAGTTCTGCGTAGAAGAAATGGGAGCCTTCCGCAAGGTAATGGCAGACTACGGGCAGCTTCGCAGTTCGGACCAGATGAGTTTCACGGTACAGGAAGGAAACTTCCGAATTGAAGTACGGAGCAACAAGGTCAAGAAGTTTGACGAACGGGCCGACGTTGCTGCCCAGCGACTGATAGAGTTCCTGCAAGAATGGATCAAAGGAAAAGAAGACGGGGCAGACAACCCGATGTACCAATTAGCCATGACGCTGCTTGAACGCAATGCCAATGGCGACCTGGACTACAAGTCGATCAGCAAACTGTATCAGATGGAAGAGAAGTTTAACGATCCTGCCTATTCGGACATCATGAACCTCTTCAAGGAAAGCCATACCGTAGAAGGCACTTCTATCAACTTCTACTTCTTCGAGAAAGACGAGATGAATGTATGGAAGAAGGTAGAACCGAGCTTCAACCGCATGTAAGGCGGAATCCGAAGGTCGTGACCCTGACACCCGGCAAGTGGATATATGTCTGCCCTTGCGGATTCCCTTACCGGGTGATGATCATGACCCGTACATGCCGCACCGTTGGCATCTATTGCTTTTATTGTAAACGTGAAATAGGAAAATATTATAAGATTATGGATGAAAGACTGGAATTTGAACAAAACTGGAACAATAAACTGAATTGTAACTGCTTTACGACTATCCGGCTGCACAACCCGATCAAATACTGTGTTGATGCCGTGAAGAACATTTATCTGGACGGGAGATATAAAGGAGATGCCCGTATCTTATCCGTGAAACCGATGCGGCTTGATCAGATCAATCTGTTTGTATCGAAACTTGATATGGGGTTGCCACCGGAAGAATGTATCAAGGAGATCAAGAAGCTGTACAAGAATCGTCCTGGACTGGACTGGCAAAGGCAGCAGGTTGACCTGATCTTGCTGGAGTATATCAAAGAGTCGAAAGAACCTTCTTTATTTTATTGAGTATGGATGGAATTAATTATATAAAAGACTACAGGATATATGAGCCTGTCAATGATCTTAAGGCATTGGAATGTATGCTGTACCACAAACACAAAGGTTATAGCAGTACAAAAAGAGGTAATAACCAGAAGGCTATTGCTAAAAGACGGAAAAAGAACAAAAACAAAAAAACTCATAGAAAATGACAAAGGAAGAATTTGATAATCAGCGATGGGAGGCTGGAATGAGCTGCTATGTAGACGGTGATTTGTATCCTATCGTGAAAGTTGATCTTGGAGACCGTCTGATTGGTGTCCTGGATGAAGAAGATGGCAGCATATTGGAAGTTCCCTGTAAGTTTGTTCACGCCGTAAATCCTGCCAATCCATGAGCCGTAACAAACAGATCATAGAGATTGCCCCACCGGATTACGAGCGTGTCCGGGAGAATTTTGTGGTATCCGGGTATCCTTGCCCGGTATGCCACGGGCAAGGTGGATTTAGCGAACAGACCGGTCATGATACCTATCAGACTTCAACCTGCGATTATTGCGATGGGACTGGAAAGGTAAAAGCTAAGGTGCAAATTGAATGGGGACCTGATTATGGAGAATAGATATAATGAAGCCTTTTTCAGATATCTGTTCCGCAGATTTCCGTGGGACAGACACTGGTTTGTAGAAGGCGAATATAAGAAGAATCCCATTAAAGGGTATAGAATTAAAACAATATTTAAACTGAAGTAATATGCATACAGAAGAAAGAGTGATGGATATTGTTAATCAATAATAAGCACAAAGATAATTTCTCAATTTATAATAAATAAAATGGATGAAATGAAAGTAATAGTAACATTCAGTGGTGGCAAAGATAGTCTTGCATCACTTCTTTGGGTACGAAATAATCTTACAAAGGATTTTATCACAGTATTTTGTGATACAGGATGGGAACATCCTTTAACCTATCAATACATCAAAGAAATACGCAATCAACTTGAACTGAATCTCGTAACAGTGAAATCAAAAAAGTTTGATGGCATGGTAGATTTGGCAAAAAAGAAATCACGTTGGCCGTCTTCACAGCGTAGGTTCTGTACATCTGAATTAAAGACAATTCCCATGATTGATTATATACTTGATGAAGTTAACGATAACATCCTAATGATACAAGGAATACGTGCAGCGGAAAGTGTTAAACGTGCCGAAATGTCAAAACAATGCACTTATTTCAAGTATTACGTACAACCATACGGAAAGGATAAGAACGGAAAAGATAAATACCATACCTATCGTCGTAAAGACGTGTTGGCTTTTCGTGAGAAATACTCTGATGATTTATTACGACCGGTATTCGATTGGTCGGCTCAACAAGTGATAGACTATATACTTGATAACGGATTAGAACCAAATCCACTTTATCGGATGGGATACAAACGAGTAGGATGTTATCCATGTGTTATGGCTTCTCAGCAAGATATTTATAATATCAGTGTTCAAGATCCTCAGAGAATAAATTACATCGCAAACCTTGAACAACAGTTATCAAGTAGTTTTTTTGGACCGGATAAAACACCATCGAAGTATTATAAAGGCGAATATCCCCTTATTGGAGATGTTGTTCGGTATATAAAGGGTAAACATTCTACTGGATCGTTATTTGATGATGACGTAGCTACAAGCTGTATGAGTTATTATGGTCTTTGCGAATAATCCTAGAAAATTTATTACCAAATAAGGAGGAGTAAGCATGAAAGCAAAAACAATAAAAAAACTAAGAGAAAAAATATCTAAAAAAGGATATTACGAAAAACGATGGGAAAAATTTGCAAATAAATGCACGCAGTGGACCAGGTTCTATAAGTTTAAGTGTAATTCTTTCTTTGTAGGAGATGATGCAGAAAAAAGGAATCAATGGGTATACAACAAATATGCTAAAAGAGATATTGGAAAATGTGATTACTATCGTAGAAAAGTAACAGGAGAGGATTGATATGAAAAAAGAAGATATTGAAAAAGAAGCAATAAAAAATATAGAGTTCCAAGGAAAGTTAGATTTAGGATCTATAATCGAAAATTCATGCAGAGAATCTTTCGTATTAGGTGCCGAATGGCGCATAGATAGCGTTTGGCATAAGGATATTCAAAACGGGAAGACCAAAAAGCCTATTCTGGTAAAATTCGATAACGGTTTATTCAATTTATTTGAAGATATCAGGGATTTAAAAGGAATAGAAGATAAGGTTTCTATTTTCGCTTATATCGAAGATTTATTACCAAATAAGGAGGAATGATCATGGAAACAAAAGAAATTACTATACCTTTCGATTTAGAAAGAGCAAAACGCATTACTAATTGCGAAGAAGAAGGCAAGATTGTAACACGAGACGGTAGGAATGTAAGGATCATTTGCTGGGATGCTCATAGGGATGATAACATTATAACTCTTGTTGAAGATGAAAAAGGCGTAGAATTTCCTATGAGCTATACGCCAGACGGACTTGTTTTTTTGAGTATAGAATCTGCTTGCGACCTTTTTATTTCAATCATAAATAGTAGGAGAAATAAGTAATGGAATTCAAATCACAAATAGCCACCACCCGATATCAGTCTGAGAAACTTCTTGCAATGGGGTTAAAACCTGAAACGGCAGACATGTATCTGAAATACGATGGCAACTCGTACTTTATTACCTACACCCTTACGGTAAAAGACAATCTAGTACCTTATACTTTAAAGGAAAAGGATATTCCTGTATGGAGTCTGTCTCGCCTGTTAGAATTATTGCCCGTTGAAGTTCCCGATCCTAAACCCGGATTTGAATCATACCATCCTGAGTTGATAATCCATGAGAAGGGATATAATATTTCGATAAGAAGATACTCAGCTGATTGTCTTGTCGGAACTCACATAGAAGATACTCCAATAGAATGTTGTGTATCAATTATCGAAGGACTTATAAAGAAAAAAAGTTTTAATAAAGAATATTTGAAATAAGAGGAGGTAAATTATATACGCAATTGCAGCTATTTCTAGTATGATGTTTATTAGTAAATGGCTTTGAAAAAGCCCGATAATCAGTAAAAAAGCGTATGTTGTAGAACAGTATATTGATAAAAGTGCTATATTTGTGAAAATAATCTGACTGACATGGCGTACAATAACCGAAACACACTGTTGAAGATGGTCCGTGTGCAGGATATTGTGTTAGCCGAGAAGAAGAAAGGCGTTACACAGATATTCATTTACGAGCACATTATCAAGGACATGTTCCTTATCTCGTACGCAACGTTCAACCGGTGGCTGGCTTATCCTGCCAAGGCCGAGTTGAAATACGGACGGAAGAAGGAAGAAAGGGAACAACTTACGTTTAGCTTTGCATAAAGGGATGTAGTTTGAGCTGCATCCCTTTATTTGTTTATATCTATCATTCTGTCTTAATAACCGGGTCGTCCGGAAAGAAGTATTTCCAAATATCCTTGATGAGCGCATAGAATCCGGAAGCCGACAATCCAGCCAGTGCGCCATAGATCAACGCCCACCACCATACCATGCCTTCGAACAACGGAGCTACCTGCAATGCCCAGCAGATCATAAATGCCGCAATGCCCACCACAGCAGATATGGCCCTTTTTATCAGCGAGCTTTCATCGACCTTCTTCCATACCTTCGCGATCTGGGTGACGATCATTGAAACCAACGCAACGATACCGGTGAAGGTGGATACATCGATTGAGATTCCTGCCGGTTCTTCTGCCACCACTTCCGTCAAGACAGGAGCAGCCATTGCCGCACAGAACGATACGAGCAACAAGCCCACGATACACAAAAATTGTTTCATATTTAAATAGGGTTTAAATGTTAGAAAAATCAGGTTAGTATATCTCTTCGGAGATATAAGCATATCTCGGCGGAGATATAGGTATATCTCGGCGACGATATACCTATATCACTTCTGGTGCCTCCGGTTGGATACCCAATACAAGAGGGCAGCCAACGATCCGCCGACGATCAGGAACCACCACACCCATCGGGGCAGGATATCGGTCTGCACGTCGGTCTGTGTTTGCCGTTCGGTGTGCCGTTCGTCGGTCACCGTCTGTTCGGTGCGCTGTTCAGCCGAAGCCTCGACATCGGTAGCGGTATTCTTTTCCATAGACAAACCGCCCGTCAGCGTACCGGTCGTCGTAGAGACAGGATACTGTCTGCCGGACGTATCCGGCTCACTCCATTTCGTAATTTCCACCTTCAGATCGAAAGCGAGGTTGGCGAGCAGACTGTCGCGCGTCCGCTGAAGATACTGTTCCAAGACCTGCGAACGGATGAACTGCTCTGTCGTCTGATCGTCGACCAGTTGCGAATACCTTTTGGCAGCACACGACACCAGCAGAGCCATCGCCGCAAATACCAACCACATAGCGAATAGAGCCAATCCCTGTCTAATTAGTTTCATGTTTATTCTCCTCTTTAATCAGTTTAATCAATTCCTCTGCATCCTTTTCGGTCGTACATTGAATAATCCCGGCAATCACGTCCGGAATATTCTGGATACCATCCTTGCGCTTGCGCGAATGCTCCATCATGGAACGGAACTCGATGATCAACACGCCGATGGTGAGTACGAGCGTCATGAACGGGATGATATACCACTCGAACAACATCCCAACCAGGTCGAACAACATGCCGAACAACATGATGCGCCAATATTCGCCCGCCTTCTGGAAGGTACGCCTCAGGATGTGCGACTTGATCGGTTCGCCAATCTTCTTGGCTGTATAGATTCCATCCCATAAATCAATACAGATAGCCAGGAACATGATAAACCAAAAGAATAACGTGACAGCCATGTGGAAATAAAACCGAGGCCAGTTGAGTGTTTCGGGGATGTGCATTAAGTCCGTCATATACTGATAGCCGTTTTAAAAATCAATGATGTAACCATGTATCCCTGGTGATCGTAGATCGTCTCGGAAGACTGAAGGATCATCAGCTTGGAAGACGAAAAAAACTTGTGTTTATGCAACAGTGTAACACAATCGTCGACAATAGACTCGTGTTCCTCGAGATCCTTGTCGTGACTCTGTCCGTCGGAAAGCGAGATCTTGTCGCTTACCACCATCAGCTGTACCTGTAGCGGAGACCGCCAATTCCCCTTGGTATACTCATCAAACTCGAGCTTTCCACAAGCCATCAGAATGACGGGGACTTGCACGATGTTGGTAGCAAACTGCTCATTAAAAATCTGGATATCCCTAACAGGGGATTCCGGGTTATCCTCGGCAACAACCGTGCCCGATTCGGGATCAATCCTGAGCCCATAATGATCGGCGATCAGGGCCCGTATTTCTTTCATCAATTGGAATGTCATATCATTTCAGTTTTAAGTAATCAAGAACAATCTTATCAATCTTATCGTCCAGCTCCTTGCTGTGACCAACAAAAGGCCTTGCCGGAAGAACTGCCGAATGCTTACCGAACACCTTGATCATACCCCCTTCGTTCTGAACGGAAGCATAAGGCTTGTCTGACGTGATCGCCAGGCTTATCTGTCGGCTGCTTGCCGTATTGACCTTGTATGCCAGCGAACGCTGCAATTCCATGCTGGTGCCCGTCAGGATAGGACGCTGGGTGGCTGCCTGTGAGAAATTGGCATTCCGTGACTTTCTGCCCTTCTTGCCCTTCTTCTTCTTTCCCTTCGACTTGTTGCCCCGGTAATCAAACCCATACCAGGGACTGTTGGGATCGCGACGCTTCACGTCTTTCCACTTCTGCAATCCACCATCCAAAAAGCCCTGCAAACGGAAGTTATCCTTAAAATGATTCACCGCCTCGTTTCCGATCTCGCGGGCCAGCCTGGACGGGTTGCTCATCTCGGCCCACACTACCTGTATCCTGGGAACATCATTCTGTGCCATTTTCGGTCTCCTTTTCCAAGAATCGTTTTACCGCCTTTTTAGCCGTCTTGTCTGCCTCGGCTATATACGGATGGGTATCACTAAAGATCGCCTTGGAGAAAGCCGGATTCCGGTCTAATCCGGGCGATACTGTATCGGGTACAGACTCTGCCACCGGAGAATCTCCCACATGGGTGATTGCTTCTTTCGTAGCACGTGTATCACACTTGCAGTTCCAGACGCAACCCGGATAATGATTCTTCCACCACGGGTCGTCGACGCTACGCACCTGGTTGTAATACACCATGTGCGAGATACGCGGATCGGGCGAGACACTTGGCAGCCATTTCACATTCGGATAAATATCCTTATCTTTCTGGTAGCGAAGGAATATTTCTGCCGTGCGTGCCGACTTGACAGCCGCATTGTATTCGGTCTGCAACCAGGTATTGTTGTAGGCACCGATAACCGGCTCTGCCGCCTTACGGAAAGCATCGAAGCTTCGCGGACGACCCTCTTCGTCGATCAGGAGAGCTGCCAGGTCGTTTTGTTGCCGGTGCGTCTTGAAAGCGGCAAAGACCGCATTGTTGTACTTCAGCTGCTCGATAAACTCCTTATTCTCTTCGACCGTCAGTTGGAAAGCCTTATCGACCGCCTGATCGAGGAATGTACGGGTATGATTGAATAGTGTACGTTCGATATCGTTCAATGTATCGAAGTCGCGATCAAAGATCAGATGCAGGATGTAATTCAATTCTTCGTCCGTCAGGTTGAAATCCTGATCCGTCTTGTTGTTCAGCTCCCGGCAAGAAGAACACCGGCAGCTATATAACTTTTCCATCCGCCCGGCGAAACTGACCGGGCTCAGGCGAAAAAATTGTTTTCCTCCCGCTGATTCGTCTTAGCCGGATCGCCCCCATTGTAAGACTTGTTATCGACCGTATTCTCCGGCTTGCTGCGAAGGCCATAGAAAGAGAACTCATACCCATCCAGTGGATAACCATGAGCCACCAGGAATGGGAACAATTTGTAGTTGACAATATCCTGAATCCGTTTCAACCGGGCCTTGGTAAACTCGGTCAACACCCGCTCATGCACTTCAGCCGAACCAGTGAAAGCCTTGACATCACCCGTACCGGTCTGTCCGTTCATCATTTTGGCAATATACTCATCGCACATTACCGCCAGCGACTTGTAATTATCGCTACTCTCGCGAGAGGTCATATCCAAAACTTCCAGTTCGTCGTCCGGATCGATGACCCCCACCAGGTCGGCCCCAAACTTCTGTGCCATCTGGAAAGCTTCATCGCGCTCGTTCTCGTTGTCGGTAGCCGTCTTGAATGTGACAAAAGGCTTTCCAAAACGTTCGTTGTACTCACTCCAGTCAGAACGGGCGAATGTCTTCCAGATCACCTCGATGGCAATGGATTCCAGTTTACCCAAGTCTTCGGCATCCCCCAAAGGAAGCAGGAAGTATTCCGTTTCCTGATCCGCATACGAGATACCTGAAACATCGTCAGGGAACTTGGTTATCTCCCGCTCGAAGGGACGGACATGATGGCGAGGGAAGACGATGAGATCTGTGAACTCACCATTCTCGTCCTGCTGCCCGAACTCCAGCAAGGTGTAGCCCCAAAATTCGACGTCCATGGCATACACCATAAAGCTGGTAAACCAAGGACGCTGAAACAGTTCCGTCCGTTGCTTGTCGGATGTATCCGAACCTATCTTCATCACATCAAAAGGCTCTGTGATCAGGAAGGATTCAGCCTTGTCGTGTTCGGATATATACTGGCTATCCTTGACCGTCTTCTGGTATATATCCAGCAAGACAGAACGGTCGCTATATTCAGGCATCAGCGCACTTTCGGCCGCCTGCACCACATTGCTGATCTCCATGCGCACGCGGTTGTTGGGCATACGTGTCAGCGTAGCCGTAAGGCGTTTGCGTTTTTTGGAACGCTCAGGTGCCTGGTTGACAACAAGCGGCTTTTGCTCCTTTTTGCCTAATCTGAAAAAATCTCTTATTCCCATAGCCTAATATTTGAACGGGTTATTAGAACGTCTCTGATTATAGTAGAATTTGCTGCGGGTACGGACCGTACCATCGACTGTTACCGGCTCGAGCGTACTATTGTCTTTTCCAGACGCCACACGCTGAATCTCGGCGATCACATCTTCGTAGTTCTGGCGTACACGCTCCGGAATCTCTTCGTCAGGTATGGACTGATATACGTAGTAGATAGCCAGTACAGACATCCAGCGAACCAAAGCCGGATTGCGATCATCGCCTTTTTTCTGAATCTCCTTGTCGAGATTGAACCGATTAGAGAGTTTTTCGTACACATACCCATACGCCATGCGCTCGCAATCGGCCACCTTCGTATTGTTGTCACGTATAATTTTATCTAAAGCCCCCTTGGTGATATATACCAGGTAATCGGCCATAATGAGAAAGTCTATCATAAGCTATCAATTTAAACGTCGTTTCATATTATGCGGAATCTTGCCCGACTTGATTCCCTTGGATTTACCTATACGCGGTTTGTTGAGTTTGTATACAGCCCCTTCGACCGCATCCGGACCATCGTCGTGCGGATAATCGGGGAACCCAAGAAACTGCTGCCGCAATTCCTGCATATCCGGCGAGTGACGCATTGCCTGGTTGAACCTAAGCAAGCCACGTTCGGCATAGGATGACAGGTTTTCGATACGATCCACTTTGTCCGGCTTCTTCCGATAGTCGCCCCTTATCGCTATGCTGTAACCACGCGATTCGGCTTCATCGTCGTATTTCTTCAGGTGAATGTCCTGCATGAAGTTTGCTTCCATGTAGTGCCGGCAAACCTTATTCTGCGGAATATTGTCGGCCAAGGCATAATGGCCGCGAACCATCTCGGGCGTCGTGCACTGGCGGACAAAACAATCGTAAATGTCGAAGTAACGATCATTCATGCCGACCAATACGATCGCCTTGAAGTCGTTCTTCTTGGTCTCCTTCCAGGAAGGGTCGCAATAAGTAACCAGCTTGTCGCAGTTCTGAATTGGCGGCAGTTCGCACCAAGGCAAGTGCTCCTCCTGGAAGATACGGCCTATGACAATATGCTGGTGGAACAATTCGCGCAATGCCAGCCTACGGCCCATGTTGCCCATTTTGGTCAGGATCTGTTTGCGCGTATATCTTTCTTTCCATGCCGGAACACCCTTTTCCGACAAATCCATCTTATGCGTCTTCGGATTCTCGAGCGCATAGACCTTCATGTGCGTGATGGTATCTTTTACCGGATCGCCATCTTCGACATCACCCACCACATGCGCCAGGATACTCCGTTTATGGATACGGTTCCCGATCATGATGAAACGGCTTGCCTTGGTAGGCGCACAACCGTAGAGATCGCCCAGAATCCAGTCTGTAGCCTCTTCGACACGCTTCTCGTTCTTGCAGATCTCGGCATCGTCGATATCATCAACAATGATCAGGTTCGGACGTAATGCTGCTTCGCGGACACCACGCGGAGACTGTCCGCGACCAAAAGCCCAGAAGCCGATGCCGTCGTTGGTGACAAAATGACCACTATCCCATTTTCCGGATTTATACTGCGGTCCATAATCGGCAATAAACCGCTCGTTGAACATGAGCTGTTCCTGCAAGTCGGCCAACAAGCCGTCGGCTTTGTCTTCGTTGGCAGAAGCCAGTACTACACCTGTGAGCATATTGTTTGCCTTCAGGAACAATGGAAGGAATATATCCATCACGACCGACTTAGCGTGCTCGCGTGGCCATTCGCCGACAAACATGATATTCTCGGACTTGACAATCTGTTTGACAGCTTCCTTATGGAACCAGCCAAATTCCGCATCCATATAATCCGGAAAGTAATAATGACAGAAAGCCGAAAAATCCTTCTTCAGCTTGGCAATTCGCTTCAGCTTATCCTGCGGAGACTCGTCGGCAATAGGCTTGACACGAACCGTCTCGGCCATTTCGGCCAGCCACTGTTCGTATTCAAGCTGTTCTTTCCGGGACAAACGACGCTCAAGACTCATGGTTGCCTCCTCTCTTCTCGTTCAAAAAAGCATTCAAGACCGGAGCAACCTGCCGAGCAAGGTCGGGGTTGTTGTTTTTCATAAAGTCGTTAATCTGTCTGACAATGCGTACCAGTGTGGTGAAGTCTGTTTCCTTACCCTTGACCATGTTGTACAGATCCCGTATGCCGTCGATATCCCCTTTAGCAATCAGGCGTATTCCGCCTTCTTCGAGATACTTTTCTTTGAGCGACTTGAGCTGCTTGAGCTGATATCTGACCAGATCAAGAATACCATCAGAGATTGTTTCCATCATCATCAGTTCGTCGGCAGCCTTTTTATCCCATTCCCCTTTTTTCTTCCATCGGGAAATGGTTACTTCCGAACGGTTCAATACCTTGGCAATCTCGCCCTGCGGTACTCCTTCTTTGAATAATATGTAAGCAGCTTCTTTGTCGTTCATGTCTCGAATCGTTTTGTGCAAAATTGGCTTATACATATAGGGTATGCAAGTAAAGTTTTAAGGCTTATAACATTCATTACAAGCGTAATAAGATTGGTTGCAATTCGCTTTTTTCGCTATTTACTTTGTGGAAAAGTTCGATTTTATGGCTGATTTGAAAACTATAGTGGATGCGCAAAACAAGACAGCTACCATCCGGATGTACGGCAGTATCGGGTACGAAGTAAGCGGAAGCGACATGGCACACGCCATCGCCTCAATGTCGGACAGTGAAGATGTAGATGTCATCCAGCTCCGGATCAACTCCGGAGGCGGAAGTGTGATAGACGGCATGAGTATCGTGTCGGCTATCCGAAGCAGCAAAGCGGCGGTGCACTGTTATGTTGACGGCATAGCCGCCAGCATGGCCGCCGTGATAGCTGTAGCCGGAGACCGGCTTCTGATGATGGATTATGCCAAGCTGATGATCCATGATCCGTTTTATGAAGGAAAGAAAGACTTGTCTCCGAAAGAGAAGAAGGCTTTGGATTCGATTACCGATATGCTTCAGACGATCCTCTCGAGAAAAGGGATCGACAAAGAAGAGATCGCCAAGCTGATGAAAGAGGAAACCTGGTTCAGTGCAGAAGAAGCATTGAAAAAGAAGCTGGCCGACGAAGTGATAACCAGCACGGAAAAGAATGAATTAAGCGCGTTGAGTGCAGATGAACTCTTCGCACGAATCAATAATAATTATCAACCCCAAAAAAAATCCAGTATGAAAGAAATTGCCAAATTGCTCGGATTACCGGAAGATGCTACCGAGCAACAGATTATGAATGCCATCCGTGAAGAACAGGAGGCACACAAGAATCTGAAGAAGACACTGGTTGACCGCCTGGTAGAAAAAGGCAAGAAAACAGGCGTAATCAACGAAAAGAACCAGCAGCGCATGCTGCGGTTGGCAGAAGCAGACTTTTCACTCTTCGCGGAAATGATTGACTCAACAGAAGCTGAAGATGCACAAAAGCCAGCAGTAAAACCCGAAACAGGAAGATTGTCGGAAGCCATTGACCAGTTGGGCAAGGGAGAAAAAGGCAACCAAGGAGAGAAAAGTTCCAAGACATGGGACTGGTACCAGCGGAACAACCCGCAATACTTAAACGATCTGGAGAAAACAAATCCGGATGAATTCAAACGATTGTTGGACGAATACGAAAACAGCTTATAACATGGAACAGAACTCGCAAGTAAGATATCCGTTTGGACCGGCTACCGTAGTACAGATGGCTGCGTCCGGAACTATCAATGTAGATGTACAGAATGATCTGACCCTTCTGGACGGTGCTACGGTACAGGCTACCGGCGCACGAACCGTCAACCTGACAATTGCCCCTGATACGCCAGTAGGCGCAAGAATTGTAGTAACCCACAAAGCCAGTGCAACAGAAACATTGACTCCGGGAGAAGGAATGACCGGCCAGGCCATTACCGGATCGGCATCGAAAACCTTGGTGGCCGAATACATCTATACCGGCGAAAAATTTATCCAGATCGCCGAAGCATACCAGATTGATTAATTTTTAAAAGCAATTTAAAATGGCAGAAATTAGAACAACCCTGTACAGCCGGGAGCTTGAGAAGATGCTGTATCCCGATAACAGCTTCGTTCAGAAATCGATTGTAGAACGAGGCGTAGCAGACTCGGCTGTAGCCGTAGAGAAACCGGTGGAGACAAGTCAAGGCAAGGCGAAAGAAGGAAAACCCAATACGCTTCCGCTACAGATCCGATCAGTGACAGATGACAAGAAGAGCTATCCGCTGACCTATATCTACCACGACCCTATCCTGGTGACTGAAGATTCGCAAATCCTGACCAATTACAACAAGCGACAGGCCAAGCAGCAGCAGCAGGCCAATGAGATGAATACCAAGATTGCCGCCTACACGGTGCAACACTGGAGCCCGACATTGACCAGCAATATTCTGAAAACAACCGGAGAAAACCGTGCCAGCAATGTGATTGGAATGAGTTCGCAACGCAAGGCCGTGACCAAGGCCGATATGATAAAAGTACAGAACATGATGATGCGCATGATGATGGGCAGAGGCGGCAGATGGTATGGTATGGTAACTCCAGACATGTATTCTGACCTGTTGCTGATCCCTGAATTTGTGGATTACGAAAAACTGGGTACCGAATCGAAGTTGAAGGAAGGTATTATCGGAAGAATATTGGGCATCGACATATTTGTCCGCTCAACCGAAGAAGGACACAGCGGCGTATTGTATAACGGAAATACACCGTTATCGGGCGATGCAGAAGTAAAAGACGAATTGCTTACCGGCGCATTGTTCTGGAACTCGAACGCCGTATGCCGTGCGGAAGGCATCTTGCACACCAATGTATCGAACAACGCACCCGGATACTTGGGCGGTACGATTATTGAATCGTGGACCCGGTATGGAGCAGACATTATCCGTAGCGACCAGAAAGGTGTAATCGCATTGTTGGAGGCAAAATAACATGTCAGGGAAACCCTTAAAATACTTAGTCATACACTGTACTGCCACACCAGAAGGACGGGAAGTGACCAGCGATGAAATACGCGCCTGGCACACCCGGCCTAAACTGATGGGCGGAAGAGGCTGGAAACAAGTTGGCTACTCGGAAATGATCCATCTGGACGGTGGCATTGAGAAACTGGTAGACAACAACAATGACGACGTGGTAGATCCTTGGGAAATCACCAATGGAGTGGCCGGCTACAACAGTGTGTCGAGACACATCGTCTATGTAGGAGGTGTAGCAGCCGACGGGAAAACCCCGAAAGATACCCGAACCCCGGAACAGAAAGAAGCCATGAAGCGATATGTTATCGAATTCAGAAGGCAGCATCCCGGGGTTGCAATTGTAGGACATAACGAACTGGCAGCGAAAGCCTGCCCGTCGTTTGATGTAAAAAAATGGTTATACGAGATCGGAGTAGAACCGAGATAAAACTAATTGATTATGGCAAAAGAAGATGGCGAAATATTAGATGGCCGAGACCTTATGGTCTATCTTGGTACTGGGGAATCGGTGGATGCAGCGACTTGGGAAGCACAGGCACTTGCCACGACGCATACTGTTACGTGGGCCACTGAAACAAAAGAGCGACTGACCAAAGACAGCCCGGGTGGTAATCCGGAAAAAAGAATCACCAAGGTAACCGTAACGATCAAGACGGACGCACTCAGGGCTAAAGGAGACACGCAGCGTGACAAGCTACTGGACGCGATGAATGCGAAGAAAAACGTGTTCTTGAAATATGGTCTGCGGCAAGATGAAGAGACGACCGGAGACGTGTATTACCAAGGAGAATTCACAATCGACCAGCTTGAGGAAAACACTACAGCCGGAGACGATGCCAGCTATACGGCTACATTCAGCTCGAGCGGACTGGTTGAAAAGAAAACGAAAGAAGCATGATGAAGAAAGGTTATATTCAGATAGCCGGCAAGGAATATCCATGCCGGCTTACCATGGGAGCCATGGTGCGATTTAAGGAACGGACCGGAATTGATCTGCCTACGATGAAGCAAGATGAAATGGATTTTTCCCGATTGATGATGCTTATGTACTGCTGTCTGGTCAGTGCGTGCCGGGTTGACGCTGTGGAACATCCATTTGATGAAATGATTGACATGGCTGACCAGATCACACCGGAAGATATGGTTGAATGGCAACAAGCCAATCTGATGGCCCAAGATGATCAGGAAGATTCAAAAAAAAAGAAAGTACAGCCGGAATAACCGAACTGATGGGATTCGCCCTTGCTTGCCTTCGCTTATCACGAGAAGACTTTCTGTCGATGACACCGGATGAGTTTTCGGCCACGACCGAACAATGGGGGCTGTATGAAGAAAGACAAGCACGCGCAAGCTGGGAGCGAGCCAGACTGATCGGCTATATGGCCGTATCACCTTATACAGGCAAAAAAGTGAGAGAACCTTCGGATCTGATCCGATTTGCCTGGGAACAAGAAAATACAACCCAAAAAAACGGGAAAAGATACATTCCGACCGATGAAGACTTTGCCCGCGTAGAAGCCTATTACAGCAATGGATAAACAATTACGATACAATATAGACATCCGATTGAACGACGGTGCCAGTCAAGGAACTGAAGCCTTAAACAGCCGATTGGCGAAATTGTCATCGTGGACCAAGGCTATCAATGCGGAAACACAGAAACTGGGTACGCAGTTCTCGACCGTATCGAAGTCGGCATCGAACATCTTTGCGCAGACCAATCTGTCTGCCAGCCAGCTCCGGCAAAACTTCCAACAGATAAGCAATACGAGTACAACCGCAGCCGCCGGGATGAACCAGGTGGCCAATGTGGCCCCGCGATTTAATGCACTCAATGTATCAGTTCAGCAGGTTGCACGAGAATTGCCTTCACTGGCTATATCTGCCAATACATTTTTTCTTGCTATCTCGAACAACCTGCCTAACCTGGCAGATTCGATCAGTGCCGCGAGAAAAGAGAACGAGGCCATGATAGCCAGCGGACAAAAGGCAACGCCCGTATGGAAACAGGTGGCATCGTCTTTATTTTCCTGGCAGACAGCTTTGGTGCTTGGAGTGACAGCCCTGTCGATGTATGCTACTGATATCGTTGCCGCCATCAGTTCTCAATCAGGCTTTAAGAAAAGCGTTGATTCGACAGCCCTTGCCATGAAACAGCTTAACTCGGCCCGTGAAAAAGGTGTACAGGATGCACAGCAAGAACTAACCTCGCTGAATGTTTTGTATTCCGCCTCGATGGACGATGCCAGAAGTAAGGAAGAAAGACTGTCTGCTGTAAAACAACTCAAGGCAGAATACCCGGATTACTTTAAGAACTTATCGAATGAATCCATCATGGCCGGACAGGCAAGTGAAGCTTATGACAGATTAGCCAAAAGCCTTACCGATGCAGCTATAGCCAGGGCCTCGATGGATAAGATGACAGAAAATGCTACCAAGATACTTGACTTGAGAGATCAGGAAAAAGAGTTGACCAAAGAACTGGAGAATGCTCAAAACTGGTTAAGTCAATTCCAGAAATCGACCATACAGACACAGGCCGATTCGCAATCATTTGCATACGCTGCCAGCAAGGTTACTACTTTGAAAAACAGTCTGCAAAGTGTGCGTGATGAGATTATAGCATTGAATACTGCCAATAAAGAACTATCGAACAATATCAACGTATCGTCTTTATTGGGAGGAAGCCAGGGCTCATCCAAGGAAGTAAACAAGAACCTTGAAACTATTGGTGGTATAACCAATAAGATCAATGAACTGAAGGAAGCACAAAGCAAAGCATCCGGACAGCAACAGATAGATCTGGAAAAAGAGATACAGTTGTGGCAAGAAAAGCTTAACCTGATGCAGCGTGCCATTGTGCAGGGCGCTATGGGTAATCTCGGTAATAGTCAATACAAGGATCTGATTCAATCTGAAGTAAAATCCGTTTCTGTGCCAGAAACTGTGAAAATACCACTAGAGTTTGATCAAAATACTCTTAGAAGGTCTTGGAGAATTGCGCAAGAACAATTTAGTAATGCTATAAAAGAAGCTCAGGTATCTGGTAGGCAGATATCCGGAGCACTTACAAGTGGAATACAATCTTTTGCGCAAAATCTAGGGCAAGCACTAGCATCAGGAGATGGAGCAGAGATTTTCAAATCAATGCTTATTTCTGTAATGGACATGTTGCAGCAATTTGGTAGCACGTTGATTGCTGCTGGTACGGCTGCTTTGGCTTTTCAGTCGTTATTGATGAATCCTATTGCCGCTATTGTATCTGGAGCTGCTTTGGTTGCTGCTACTGCTGCTGCAAAAGCCGCTTTGCAAAATGCCACAGCTTTTGCAGACGGCGGAATTGTAAGCGGTCCGACTTATGCCCTTGTAGGAGAGTATTCTGGAGCATCCAATAACCCGGAAGTTATTGCGCCTTTAAACAAGCTCAAAAGCATGATAGAACCTGCACAGTCTGATTCCGGCATGTCTGCAGAAGTCAGATTTGTGATCAAAGGAGAAACCCTGGAGGGAATATTGAGTAAAATGAATCGTAAACGTAACAGGACACGCTGATGGCACTTGCAAAAAGATATGAAGGCGGATTTATATCGATAGCCGGCACGCATTACCGGTTTGAGATATGGCAGGAAGGATGGTCGGGAGGATCGAGCGATATCGCTGTGACTTCCGATCCTCTGACTATTGAATGGTCTGAAACGGACAAGTTGGAGCCAGTACAGTCGTCGAATACCAAGCTTACGCTGTACAGCGATGACGACCGTCAGTTTGTGGACCTATATACAGTCCAAGCCGGAAGCATACGGCTAGATATATACAGGGAAGATGTTCTGTATTGGAGCGGAACATTAGACCCGGAACTGTATGAAGAACCCTTTGCTTACAAAACAGATTATGGGGTAGAACTTACCTTCTCTGACCTGTCCATGCTGGACCGATTAAATTGGCAAGAAACCGGTTTTATGACATTGCAGCAAGTGATAGAGACGGCTCTATCTTTATCCTGTATTCATTATTCGGGGATTGTAAAACATATATCGACAAGTGGCGCAGGAAGCGGAAGAGGAACGCTGCTGGAGACAGTAAGCGTACAATGCCAGAACTTCTACAACGAAGATGGCGAGGCTATGAGCGTGAGAGAAGTATTGGATGAAGTGCTACGCCCGTTTTCGTTACGGCTTATTCAGAAGGCCGGAAATATTTATATATATGATTTAAACGAGATTTACACAGCATTTAATACCGAAGAAATTGTATGGGATGCAGATGACTCAACCCTGTCGATTGACAAGACGTATAATGATTTGACTCTAACTTTTTCTCCCTATGAAAAAGTAACCATATTGGATGGTAATGTTAATACAGGAAGCGTAGCTGGTGGGAATGAATATACGACCTATGTCAAAGCAAGGAACACGGGTAGAGATGAAATAGGATATAACATCACTTTGTCGGAGACTGGAAAAGGATTGGTTAAAAATACATTGGCTAAATACTTTCGAGTAGATCCTGTTTATTCCGGAAATGGTGAAGCTGGTGTTGCATGGGCTTATTACAATTTTACAGGTCCCAATTCAGGTGAATGGGTGCAGAATATTAATGCAGTTCTTCCACCTGTAGGAGATGATTATATGATATTCAGAGCTTCGTCGGCATCGTTGATATCAAAAAAAGCTTCTGATTGGTCAAATCGTGAATATCGATTAAAAGTATCTTTACAAATGCTATTTGACCCGCGATATAATCCATACGAAGACGCATCAGAAGACAATGAGAAAGATGCATGGGAAAACCAACAGGATCGAGCTAATTTCTCTTATCTGCCTATAAAGTTAACCTTGAGAGATGATCAAGGGAACGCTATTTTGCATTTATCAAATAGTGCTGTAAAAGACAGTGAAAACTATTGGCAAACAAATAATAATGTAAGATGGATAAGTGGTGAATCAACATGGGGCGAAGCTTATTTGTGCTGGTATGCCGGTGACCGAAAAAGCGAATCGGGATTAGGTGGATGGCAGACCAATAAGCCTATCATCGGATATTATAGAGGCGAATTGCCTTCTAAATTCGATAAAATAGGAGAAGGTGAGTACATTGACTTACCTAATGCAGGTGGTTATTTTGAATTAGAAGTAGGTAAGAATATTATTATCTGGGATTACAACAAAGAAATAAAAGAGTCGAACTATACAAGTTGTCGGCATCTAATGTTCAAGGATGTCAAGATAGAATTGGTTGACGGATACGGTAATTCGGTACAAACAAAAGATGTACAGTATTCTGCCTGGATCAACAAGGATGCCAAAGAACCTCTGAAAATTGATACCATATTAGGGACATTGGATGAACCATCGCCAGTTGCATTGGGGCAGTTGTATGCGACTAGTGGTCATACAATTGTCTGTGAATTTACACGGTCGGATATTACGGACAGGCTGGAAAAGCTTCTTATTGCTACTGTGTATAGTAATTATTCCGGTCGGAATATAGTACTATCCGGCACAACGGTCATATTGCCGTCGTTCTCGACCTATACCGACAAAAACGAAGCAGGTAATTATATTCTGCTTGCTGAAACGCAGGATCTGATTAATGATACAAGTGAAATCAAGATGGTACAATTTAGTGCTGACAATTATGAAGGTGTGCAATTTAAATAATAGATTATGGCGAAAGAACAATATACATATCAAACCAGATCAATAGCAGCTACTCCTCGCAACAAGCGGCTTACGGACAGTATTCAGGCCGCCGCACAGACGGGTGGTGGAGGTGGAGCAGGATATCCGTCCACACCCCAGTATTGGGAGCTGGTAACTGTAAAGGAGGATGGTACTGTATTGGAAGAATCACAATATTACCTACGGCCTATCTCCGGTAAACATGTGATTGTTCCTGGTGATGTTGTAGCCTTTGCCGATGGCGGTGAATATGCCAGCGGGCTTCCGGTGGCAGACTATAATACATTTGGCCTGTTTAAGGCAAAACAGGGAGGTGGATTGCTATTCGATGTAAACGAAGGATGGTATGTTGATCCGGAATTTGCCGGTGGAGGTGGTATTGATGAAGAGCAGTTGAAGCAATACCTTACAGACAACAACTATATCACTGTCGATTACCTGACAAAGCAGGGTTATCTCACTCTTTCTTCTCCGCTGACAGGCTATACTAAACCGGAAGCTTATTCTCCGATTGATGCTACCGACACGATTCTGTCGGCTATCGGGAAGCTGGAAAGGAACTTTGACAATTATGTTGATTTGACAACGAATCAAACGATTGGTGGTGTAAAGACTTTCAATGAAACGATCCTGTCAAAAAAGGATGTTATCGCATACGCCGACGGTGGAGAATACGCAAGTGGATTGCCTGTTGCAGATACGGTCACTTATGGCCTCGTCAAGGTGGACGGAACGACTGTACGTATCAATGCGTCAGGCCAGTTGGAGGCAGATGCCGGTGGTGGTATTGACTTTACGGTGGGCACGGGATTACAATTATCTGGTGACTCTGTTTTGTCTGTCAAGTATGGAACAACAGCCGGAACAGCTTGTCAGGGTAATGATTCGCGGCTTCATACACACAATAATAAGTCTATTTTGGACGGTATCACTTCCGGTCTTATATCGAATTGGAACACAGCGTACACTAACAACCATACACATAGCAACAAGAGCGTTTTGGATGGAATATCTTCTACTAAAGTAAGCCATTGGGATACTGCTTATACAAATAACCATACGCACAGTAATAAGTCCTACTTAGATGTGATCAATCAGGGGTTAGGAACTTCTTATTCTCCTACATTTAAGGCAATCACATTATCCGAGTGGACTATAGACAGCGTTGGTGGAGACCTCAATCTTAGACATCTTGGGCAACTTGCAGCTTATTTCTCAGGATCGAATAACGGTAATTTTGTTGCGAAAGGAACCATGATTGCTGAAGGTGATGTTATTGCGTATGCAGATGGTGGAAGTTATGCGAGCGGATTGCCAGTGGCTGATTCTTCCACATACGGACTGGTACGATATGACGGAACAACTATCGGGAAAAATTCTTCCGGACAGTTATATGTTATCAATGCCGGAAGTGGTGGTGGAAGTAATATAAACGTTATCGACAGTCTTACATCGCAGTCAAAGACGGACGCTTTGTCTGCTAATCAAGGCTATGTGATAGATCAGCGTTTGAAAAACATACGATGGGCGACACCAGACGGAACTGATTATGTAAGGGTCTATCTTGGTTCGGAATACAGGGATTTGTCTAAAAACGGTCACAGCCATAGTAATTATTTATCTTCTTCAAACACTTATTGGGGGACGTCTTACACCAACTATGCCTCACTAAAGATAAACGGTACGTCAAAGAACGTATCGCTTAACGGTCATACGCACAGCAATTACCTTGAAAGCTCCGATATATATGGGCTTACTATTTATATTAATGGGTCAAGTCAAGGGACGTATAATCCGACAAGTAGCAGTAAGAGTATATATATAACTACCGGAGGTGGAGGTGACTGGAACGGAGGAACAATTACGAATGGTATTACAATCAGTAATAGCGGAACGGTTGGAATAAGTATAAGTACGGGTACTCCTTTCGTAAAGTTCGGTTCAAACTGGAAGATACAATCAGGTTCTGATTTAAACTTCTATTACGGTTCAGGAAGCGCACTGGCTTATTTTTCTGGCTCAAACCGTGGTAACCTATGGATAGCCGGTTCACTTGTCCAGAACTCAGATATGAGGCTCAAGACAATAAAGTCCTACATATCTAATGCTTTGGAAGCAATCAACAGGTTAGACGTATTCCGATATTATTATAATAGTGACAAGAGCTGTCGTGTTCGTATTGGTATGTCAGCACAGCAGACTATTATACCTTATCCGGAAGTCGTATATAAGGAGTTGGACGGATATTACAGTATGGACTACGTATCGCTCATTCCAATCGCTTTCCAAGGCGTAAAGGAACTATACACCCGATTCCTTCCAGTAGAGAACAAAGTAAAGATACTGGAAAGCCGGGTACAGAACTTGCAGCTGCGGCTGGATAATGCTTACCGTGAGATATTCGAACTTAAACAACAGATGGGAGGTGCGGCATGATAGCGATGATTCTATCTCTTATTATCCTAATCCTTTCGGATAGTCGTCCGCTGGTGGAAGTTGAAATCAATGGCCGTCCGGCGGTGATGCTCATTGATACGGGAAGCAGTACCGGATTGATTGACATTAATCAGATGGATGAATACGGATTTTCACTGATGGCTAAAACAGATATGGAAATAAGTTCTATCGGTGGAAAGCGATGCGAATCTTACCGGGTTCGTGATCTGTGGGTGCGATTGGAAGGAATCGCCTTATATCAGTTCCTTGCTACTGACATCTCGCTAATCGCAGAATCTATACATAAGGAAACCGGCTATCGGATAAGCGGTATTATCGGTTATGACCAGATAAAAAACGCAGAGATCAAGATCGACGCAAGTGATAACCTGATAACAATAGGAGATTAAGGATATGGCTATTATAACCAAGAAAAATATTGATATGGCGCAGATAGCATGTACGGTGGGAGCTCCAAAGCAGTCGACCATACTTGTTAAAACAAGTAATGGCGTAGAAACAAGGACGGTTACTACACTAGAGAACAGCCTTTACCGTTGCTGCACCCGTGCCAAGGTTGGCGGGTCTAGCGGATATGCCTTTAAAATCCCGGAAAACGGATATACGAGGAACGATGGCGAACTGATAGACGGCGCAGAACCGTATTGGAATATATGGAGTGGTATGTCACCCGGGCAGTGGGATATTAAGCTTCCAGACAGAACGCTATACTTGCGCCTTAGACGGGATACTCCCAGTTCAAAAGAATATGCCTGTAAGAAAGGCTTTTTTGCAGGCTATAATCCGGCAGCCAGGAAACCGTACCTGTTCCCTGAGGGAAGTACCATATATGTGCCGCAGAATCAAGTATCCATCGTGGTTGGTATAACTATATTCTGGGATTTCGGTGAAATAGACTGGACCGTACCATGCGGGAATTATACACATATACATATAATGGCCGCAAGGGAATTATACTATGCCTATCCGGTTATTGACGAATATATAGCGATTGAAGATTACAACATCCTAGGCCATTACACCGTCGAAACGACGCAAGGCGCACTGGGTGGAATACCGGAAGGTGGAAAGCTGTACTTCTGGGGCGAGTTTTCTATGGGTGAAGGAAACAAGATATGTGATTTCCCGACTACTTCTTACGGGATTATTCATTGGGGTGAATATTGGGCAAAGAACGTACTTGGAGATATTACAACAGTAATACAGTCGACGCCTAGCTTTGTAACGGCTACAAACTATACCGTTACATCCAAGGAGATGACAGATGCTGACACAACAACCCAGAATGTACGATTCAACCTGATGAAGACAGGGAATGATAGCCGTGAGATTGATACGTCAAGAAGTTATATCCGGTGTAAATGGAGGGATAGAAATGACTGGCAGGACTGCCCTGCTTATAAGATAGAATTGCCACCGGAAGTAAATCTGACACGTACACAGTATTGTACGCTGCCTGTTAGACCAGGTATTGATCAAGAATTTATTATTGATATACAGTTAGTACTGGTATATAAGTAAATAATTTTATAACCATTTAAAAACGATTTAATCATGGAATCAAAAACAGTATTCAGCAACGGACGCAACACGTTCGACACAGTTATTGAGAGTGAAACATTAGTTATGCGCGGACAGGCAACCGTCGGCACATCCGGCAACACCTTCTACGGGCAGATCTACACCAAGAGCGGCGAAGAGTATATCGGCGACTACTCGCAGACCAACCTCTCGATCGCCAACCCGTCACGCATGTCGTATTTCTTGGATGCCGCCACCCTGTTGGTGCAGCTTAATTCAGATGTAACCGCTAAAGCACAGGAGGTAACAGCATGAAAAAAGGAGAGATCGTTATCATTAATAGCATCTTTGGGGGCGAAATCCGTCTCCCGAAGATGAAAGGTGAAGACTTATATAAGGTCCTGACAGCTAAATCAGAGATTTCTTCAATTGTGGAAGAAATCCAAAAGAAGGCCGAAGAACTTAAGAATGGGACCAAACCGGAATCAGTAGACCCGATGAAATTCCAGGAAGACGATCCGGATGTGATCGAGTGGAAAATGCGGTTTATCCCGATGCAGAACAAACTCTATAACGAAGAGTACGAAGGTAAGTTCCCTGATCCCTGCATTCCTCGTGACGCATTCCCGGATATGATTGTCGGCATGTCTGCCGGTAATGCAGAATTATTGTTGAAGTATTTGGTGATTAAATAAGGAAGAATTATGGAGGCAAGAGAGTTACAGTTTAAACTGGAGGAAGATTCATATATTTCTGATATAATCATATCAGAAAGTAGTGAAATGGTTGTCCGTATTGAATATGAAAAACCGGGATTAACAGAACTGGAAAGAAGTATTACAGGTAATGATTTTATGTATACTGTTACACTCATGGCTGGTACAGATACTCGTAATAGATTGGAATTTAATATTTCTGGAATTGTCCCAGGTCAACAGCTCAGGTTCCGTTTTAAAGAGTCATCTAAACCGAACAAAATATATGTGCTGCCATGAAAGGTATTAAACTGAAATCAATCTGTTTAGGAGGATTGAATTTATCTCAGATGGGAATACGTATTAGTGGACTACAAATTGGTATTGGAAAGCGTGGATCTATTGTTAGTAATCCCCCACATGTCCTGTTGGAAGATGGGGGCAGTGTATTAATGGAAGATGGTGGAATGGTAATACTGGAAGAATATGGAGAAGGATAAGAAAATAAGTGAACTTGGCAAGTTGGAAACTGTCACGGGCGAAGAAGTTGCCTTGGTGGAGAAAGGGAAGAAGAACTATGGCCTTCCCCTGTCATTGCTGGCGAAAGCGAGAGATCTGGAAGAAGTGAACAGGAGTATTGAAGGGCTCCAGTCAGACATATCGGATTTGCGTTTGCAGAATGATTACGGTGTGGCTAGCTGGTCCGAGGATGACCTTGCTCCGGAATGTACCGGTTTCTTTGGCAGTTGGGAGTTCCTGAACAAATGGAACGTGTATTTGCTTGATACGACCGATAATGCCGGAGAGACGACAACCCCGGTCGGCAAGCTGATGCGTAATAACCTGTTCCGTTTTGAGGACGGTAGTTTTGCGCCGACTGTCGGTATTACAGAGGAGATGCGCGCTGAATGTGACGTTGAGTTGTACTTGGACGAGGCGCACCAGCAGAAGTATTGCGACGCCGGAACGTTCAACGCTGAGACGTTCTATAATGATCATGGCATGGCGAAGCTCTACAATGCTGAAGGTGTCGAAGTCCGTGTGTTGCGTCCGTGGGAAACAACCGAGACCAAGTACACGATCGGAATAGGTCGGGATGATACTGTATACTTATTGGATAGTTTGAAAGGAAAGTCCGGCCGTGTGTGGAAGGGGCTTTTTGCCAAACCAACGGTATGGGATGGGATAGATGTTAGTGATTATGCGTTACCACCGACTGCTATGTCACCTAGTCCGGTATGTACGATAGGCGATAAGCCAAGAAGTTTCTTCTACCTGTATGAAGGGGAGAAAAACTGCCAGTCATCGGCTGGTCAGAACAATTTGTGTACAATGTTCCAAGTTGGTCGGACCTATCCCCGGGTATCAGATATGAGCCAGGTGACAAATATGCAGCGTGCCCGCTCGATGAACGCCGATACGAGCCGTTCCTATCCGTTCTCCGAGGGCGGATTTCATGCCTTGAATACCTATGTGACTGCTCAAGAAGTACTTTATGGAACAAAATACCTTCATAAGAACACTGTTTTCGGCAGTGGCATATCGTCAAACGATAGCTGTAACAGCGAGGCAACGTGGAAGCAGAACGGCGGTGTAAGATACAAGTTGAGTAGCAGTGGCACATGGAAGTATGCAAATTGGAGTACTCAGGGAGACATCTATTATACGGCTGATGACCATAAGCGGACTAGTTTTTCGGTAATGTTGAACTCAGAATATCCTAAAGAGCAGTGCATGGAGAGCCAGATGGTCGCCTCATTCGCTAGCGAGACCGGTATTCAGCCGGGTGTTGAGTTCGAGTTTTATGGCGGTACGTATTGGTATGAGAATGTTCCGAACGCATCCGGTCTGTCAGAAGGTGGTATGAATGTCCGTGTGTTCAAGCGAATGAGTACGACGTTTAACGCTTATGACTCAGCAGGTGCAGAACAAAGCTGGGATGTAGAAATAATCCTTCGAATGTCCTTGGTTGGCGGCATGAATCTGTCCGGCGACATATTCGCTTATTGGGGCGGAGGTTCAGAGAATGTCGGAACCTATGAAATTGATACAAATACTTCTAATATAGGAAATCCGGTTGATCTGTACATAGAACCGGATCAGAAGAAATGGCATAATGAGACAGTTGTAAGTAAAGCAGATAAAGGAGTATTTGATTTTGAGTCTCGATATAGAAAGCTAGGAACATATACAAATTTGGGTAATAGCTATGTGCTAAAACGTCAGCCATATTCATGTTGGAAAACAGAAAATGGAGGAAGTATCAGTACAGGAGAGTGCCATTATGTTTATGACCATAACTATTGGGGAAGTGTTTTAAACTCTCGGTATAGAATCGGCCTGCGTTTTCGCGGCTATGCTTATTATGGCTATTGTTCCGCGCGTTATGTGTCTGCGCACTACGTCGCCTCTACTACGTCCCGCTATTATGCCGGGTCTGCCCAAGCCTTGATAGCAGGCGCAGCCCCGCTGCAAGCGGAATGAAGGGGCTGCAAGCCCCGGGGTGTTAGATAACATGAAAAAAGGAGTAAAAAGGAATGAAAAAAATATCGAAATTTGGCGTTGAAAAATCCTGCCGTCTTGCGGCAAGTCCGGCACTGGGACCGCGACCACCGAACCGCAAAAGACAGGTTGAAAGAATGGATGGAAGGCCGGCCTGCGTTTTCGCGGCAATGCTAATAATGGCAATTGTTCCGCGCGTAATGTGAATGCGAACTACGTCGCCTCTAATACGTACCGCTATTATGCCGGGTCTGCCCAAATCGGAAAAAGAAAAAGATACCCCCCTTCCATTCATGTCCAGGAGTGACGAAAAAATAAAAGACAACGCACATGTTCCAGAAAAGGATGAGATGTGTAGTAGCGTCAAGGCGCTACTTAAATGCCCGGCTTGCATGAAACGGATAACAGGAATAAGCTCAAATCTGAGCCAAGAGGACATCGAGAAAGCGGCATGGAGAGCCTTTGAAGGGCACTCCGGCAAACGGGAAGTTACTGATTTTATCGAGGACTTCCGGAATCGTTGCGCCAAGCTGTATGAAGCACTTCTCGATGGTTCATGGAAAGAGTTCCTGTCGTACCGTGTGCTGGAGAAGGTGAACAAGAACGGGAAGGAACGACATATAGACAGCCCGTCGCTTGTAACCCGGATCTACCAGCACTTGCTGCTAAACTTGTTGGAGCCGGTGTATAACAGTAAAGATAACCTGAATGGCTTGAATTGTAAGAAAGGCTGTGGCATAACGGCGAAAGATTCCCACCGGTCCGTGATATACCGGATGAAGCAAGTTTATTTTGATCGGACGGATTTGCATTACTGCCTTCTTATAGACCAGCGGAAATGTTACGAGCATGTTACCGCCAAAACATTCCGCCGAGCCTTGAAACAGGTCATTGATGACAAGTGGTTGGTAGATTTCGCTGTCGATGTGTCTTTCGTAGATGGGAAGCTGCCGATAGGAACACCAACATCCCCATTCATCCATCATGTTCTGATGCTTGCGTTTGATTATTACGTCAAGGACTTTGCCCCTTTTGCGATCCGTTATGCCGACGATAACTTTATGGCGTTCCATACGGTAGAAGAAGCACAGCAGGCCAAATGGCGAGTGAAGAATTATTGGTGGTATGTTTTAGGAATACGCTCGAAACGTCATTCCTGCGTCATACAGCCTATGTCCAAACCGCTTGATTTTTGTGGCTACGTGTTTCACCGGAATGAAAACAAGGGAGTATGCGATCATAACAAGGGTTACGTCCGGATTCGGGAATCCATAGCGAGGGACGCGAAGAAATGCGACAACGACCGTTCCTGGGCATCATATTTCGGCCTGCTGATCCACGCAGACTGCTTTCAACTGATCAATAGAATACAAGATAATATGAAACTGAAAGATTTAACACAGAAGGTACGCATAGACCGTACCATGGATGCACGTAATATAGAGATACGTGAGCTTATCGGAGTAGTGATAACGATTTACGATTATGAGATCCGTTATAACAGCCAGAAACAACCCAACTGGATCAAATGCCTGATAGGTTTTGACGAAGTGGTTGACGGCGAGAAAACCGGTAAGGTGTTGGCTCGTGAGTTTCATGGAAATTATCAGGGTATCATTCAGTTTATGGTAGCGTGCGAAAAGGAGTTTGGGAAGAGAAATCTTTTACCCCTTGAGGACGTAGAGATCGAGAATCAGTGCGGTTACATCTTCAAGGGCAGTACCAACCAGTTAACGTACATAGAAGATGATCACGGTTAATAAAGTTCAAGTCCCAATTAATGCAGAACAAGATAATAATAAAAATAAGACAACATGGCTGAACGGGAAATACGTGTCGCTGGATGAAGGTCCTGCGGTAACGCTGTTCATTGGCCACACAAAAGAGACGGTAGTAGAAGCGGATGGCCGGGAAATGGAAATCGCCCTTGCTTTTCCAGTAAGGGTGGTTAAGCCGGTCACTAGAAATAAAGCCATCAATGCCGCCGAGATGGAGGTTTACGGACTTACCTCCGCATTGGAGGTTGCAAGTCTGAATGCCTCTTTGGCCCGCAAGTTTCGGGAAGATATAAACGATACGGAAGTAAAAGAACACGATGAATTTATTTCATGGGTAAAAGCAGAATTGGATGAAATCGGCCTTTCGAGCCATGACGGTTATAAACCAGATACCACCCAACCCGGACTGCAAGATGTGATGGCCTTGTCCAAGATGTTATATTCGACAGCAAACCTTCCGGCAGAAAGTGCAGTAAAAGTAAAGAATTTTGCTCCGGTGTGGGGAGAGGAAGGTGCCGAGTTTGGTAAAGAGGTAGATACCGGCTTCCGCCTTCGTATAGTAGAAAAAGAGGAAGATGTCAACGATCTGTTTGAGGTTATTCAGAAACATACCCTTCAGTCTCAATGGAAGCCAGGATCTACCGGAACCGAATCCATTTATAAAAGGATAGATGAACAACACGCCGGAACAAAAGAAGACCCTATCCCTTATCCGGCGGATGGTAATATGTCTTTGGAACTAGGGAAATATTATAAGGAAGATGGTATCACCTATGAGTGTATCGAGGCAACAACCCCGTTGTATGCCAAACTACGAGATTGCCCCAGATATGCCAAGCCTATAGAATAATTTAAATATTAAAGAGAAGGGGGAAAAAGAAAGCCCCCGGCTGTTAGTAAAGACGCCAATCACCTACTAACAAAACAAATGCGAGCTACCGCACGACCGGGGGCTGTATGCCTTCTGGTCGCGATAGCTCGTTTTTGTTTTAATAAGTGATTGGCAAAACAAAAGTACAATTAAAAATCGAAATATGAACT